AGTCAACTACGAGACCAATATCGTCGTAAAGAAGAGCAAGAAGAGCGGCAAGCGTCGACGTTATTGGGGCTGCATCAAGTGCGGCAAGGAACTCAACAGATCTAACGGCGAATGGGTTCCCAAATATCGCAACCGACGCACGCACGGTTATTATATCTGTCCTACTATCTGTGAGTGGATTGACCCGTTAAGGCTTATACGTCTCCAGAAAAAGAGTAGTCCTAAGGTTTTCAATAATTATCATCTGGGCCGAGCCTATGCGGGCGGTTCCGAGATGATCACTCGTGATATTTTGCTCAAGGCTACCATTAATCTGCCGCTCCCTAAGACTGGTGAGGGCTATTATATGGGAGTTGACCAAGGAGACACTCTGCATATAGAAATATCTCGAGAAGTGGAAGGAAAGAGACAGGTGGTCTGGTTTGGCACTACCACTTCTTTTCATGAACTAGATAGATACATGAATGTCTATAACATTCGCTGTTGTGTTATTGACGCTTTGCCCAACCATCATTCAGCCAAGGAATTTAGAGACAGATTCCCAGGACGAGTATACTTGGCGCACTACGGCAACATTAAGGTGAAGGATGAGCAGGAATATGAGTCTGACAAACACGAATACACTCTGTTTCTAGATCGCACTGATATGCTGGACACAGTAGGTAATTCTTGGATTTCAGGGGGGTCATATGTGCTGGCTCCCGATAATGAACATATTAAGAACACCACTTATGACGACCCCCGTTATAAGACCGGCTGGATCCAGCAGATGTGCAACATGAAACGTGACATTGAAGAATTGGACACTGGTGAACACAAGGTAAAATGGGTCAAAACTGGACCGGATCACTATCGCCACGCTGATCTCTATAACTACGTGGCATACAGACGTTATGCTACCGTAGACAGCGGTGATATTCTGGTGGGCGGCAGCTCACCGTTTACTATTTCCCAGAATCCTTCTCAGTTGGATATCTACGTTCCTACTGACGAAGACGGCTATAACGACGACGAGGAGGCGGTGCTGGTAGGTGCTCCCAGCGGTATTGATAAAAGCTACCGCTATCTGTTTAATGGAGACACTCAGTGGTAACAAAAATTCGCAACATTAACGCCAAGATTCCTGATAATCAGGAATCAGTTGACGACGGAATGTTTATTGAAATTTCTCGTAGAGGCGAAGGTGTCTTTGGCGTCTACGAGCAACACGAGCAATTCAACTTCACTCGTGTGCCGTTAGAAGATATTGACACCATGCTGGAGATTGATGGTCAAGCCATCGCTCTCTTCAACATTCTTACTTTGCCGCTAAGATCCTATGCTCGCAATTGGACAATTGTTCCGGCTAAGGGCGGCAAGCGAGAAGCTCGCTTTGTAGAGAAGCACTTTAGATCTGAATATTACGAAGGCGGCATGGCGACTAAATTGGATTCCATTATCGCCAATCTCTGCCTTTCGTTTGCTCACGGTTACAAGCTGTTTGAAAAGGTCTTTCGGCTGAACGAACAAGAACAGATTGTTTACGAGCGACTGGCTCCTAGAACTTATAAGAATACGTGGGTCATTGTTGACAAGTACGGTTATTTCGATGGGTTCCGCCAGCGGGTAAGTTATCAGAACGAATATATTGACCTGCCGGTTCCCAAAAAGTATTCTGCCTTATTTACCATTAACGATGAGCGCAATCCCAATTACGGCAAGAGCCTGTTTCTCCCGGCCTATTATCATTTTGATAAAAAGCATAAGATGTACTATATTGCCCATCTAGCACATCAGCTTAATGCAGTTCCGGGTAGAGTGGGTAAGGCTCCGCAGGGAACCAAAGAGAAGCGCAGAGAACAATATCTGGCAGCTCTGGAGAAGTTTGGCTTCAATAGCGCATTGGTGTTGCCAGACGGTTTTGAGCTCGACCAGTTTCCCAAGAATATTCGGGCAGTTTCTCCTTATATGGAGATTATTAATCATCACGACGTGCAGATGGCGAAGTCAGTGGTGGCGCAATTTATGGAATTGGGACTGGGCAGTTCTAGTGGATCCTGGGCCTTGTCCAAAAACCAGTTTGATATTTTTCTGTTCACCTTTACTCTTTATTTGGAGATGATTGCTGAATTCTTTAACTGTCAGATTATTCCGCAGTTGATTGATTATAACTTCGGCACCAATAAGTATCCTAAACTTAAGTTTTTGGACATTGCCGACACTTCTACGGAATTGCTCAAAGAAGTGTTTTACAAGGTGGCTATTGACGAAGATCCCAATGTCTCCCCAGAATTCTTATATTCTATGGAAAAGGCTATTGCCAAGAAAGCAGGACTTGATGAAATTGCTTATGAAAATGGCGAACTAAAGGTAAAGTTTAGTAAGGGAGCTTATCCGGCAGAACCCAATGAACCTCCGACTCCTACGGGTGGGCCGGAACCGGCAGCAATTAACAACAAGAGTCGTCAGAATAGCTCTAAAAACCGTCCAGCAGCACAAAATAAGGCAGGGGCCAAACAGCCTCCGAATCAAAATCCGCCGAGTCCTTAAACTCTTATCTGGAGGAGATGTTTATGGCTATTTCTAAGTTATGCTATATTGGTTATAGGGAAGGGGTGATGCCATGAACATTGGGCTGTTCAACGACCACCCCCTGTTGAAATTGGGGGCAAAGGTCTACCGGAAGCAGATTCTGCGTTATGGATCTTTTGTAGATCCTAATAATCCTACCAAAAAGATAATGTTTGATCGTCAGTATGGCGACGAGCTTATCAAGAATTTTCAGAAGGGCGTGTTCGATCAAGTTCCTATACAACTTACCCACGAAGAAAATCCGATTAACAATGTGGGTAACATTCTGGGGCTGGAACACACACCGGACGGAAGCGGTCTTGATGCGTTGTTAGCCGTTACTGACGATCAGATTGTCGAAAAAATTGATACTAAAGATCCGATGGGTAATTCCATCATTAAGGGGGTGAGCGTAGGGATACAAGAAGGTTATAGAGATAAAGAATCTGGCAAACTGGTCGGCAAGGTACTTAGACATCTAGCTATTGTAACCCACCCTTACATTAAGGGAATGAAACCTTTTGAGCCGGTCTTTCTGGATGACGAGGAAAAGTACCACTATTTTGAGGAGAATGAAATGACCATCAGTGCTGAAGACGTTCTGAAGTTTCTCAACGACAATGGCATCAAGGCCAACACTCTGGATGATCTGAAGAAGCCCAATATCACGGTTAACGCTGATGTTGAGGGTGCAGTCAAGCGGATTCTTGGTGATTCTCTCCAGCTTGACGGCAAGTCTATTGTAGATGTGGTGAAGGGTCTGGCCGACACTATTGAGAAGCAGAACCAGACCAATATCTCTCTCCAGAATAGTAATAAGGAACTGGCTGACAAACTGGCTCGTAATGAGGCAGATCAGGCCGTTGCCAAGCTGGTGCGGGAGGGTCGTATTCTTCCGGCTGAGCGGGAAGGTATGACCAAGCTGTATCTCAGTGACAGTAGTCTGTTTAATGAGCTCACCAAGGATCGGCCGGTACTGGTGAAGATGGGTGATCCTGTTACTGGTGAGGGCGGCAATCTTCCGGGCGAAGGCAAGAATCTTAGTGACGAAGATGTTAAGAATAAGATTAGCAAGTACTCTGACATTTATGAGAAGGAAGTGGTCGGCGGCAGAAATAAGTAATTTTATTTAAGGAGTTATAAATGAGCACCAATGCTGGCGGTCTGATTTCGGAATCTCGGGATGGATATGAAGTTCTTCAGTCTACGGTAGGCTTGCTGCGGGGTGACGGCATTGTTCCGGCCAATGCCCGCAAGGTTCGCAAGGGTGATATTCTTTCTAAGAATGCTTCCAACAAGTTTGTTGTCACTCGCTACACTTTGCTGGCGGAGACGGCAGCGACTGGTCAGCCGGTGATTGTGGTTGATGACGCTCATGCCTTTGAGGTGGGTGACACCATTCAGGTAGAAGATGAAGGTGGCACGCACGTCATTGGTAGTATCGATTATGATACTAATGAAATTACCCTGACCACCAACCTTACGGGAGAGCGTGTTGCTGATAAATACGTTAAGAGCAGCACAGCAGCTCTAGCTACGGCGGTGGCTATTCATATTGGTGAGGACCTGATCAGCCGTTCTTATGATCAGACTATTGCACCGGCTTTTGGCGGCAATTTCAAACTGAGTAAGATTCGCAATTATCAAACTCAGACGAAGACTGATTTGGCAGGTACGGTCAAGTCTGCTTTTGATACTTTTAGTTTCTAATTTAGGTTAAGGAGAGAGAAATGCCGGAACTTGATATCTTTGAACCTAGAGTTATTAACGGTGTTGTTGAAAAGTTTAATCGGCCGCAGGATCTG